GTATAGCACAGACGATAAAGACGCTTGTGGATGGTTTAGTAGCAGCCGTAGAATCGGGCCTTATTTCGCTGGAATCAGCCGCAGAATTTTTGAGGGAGTTTGTGCCTTCTATGCTGCCGTGGCTGGATAGGGATGCCCAGGAAGATGAACGAAGAAGGGTAGCCAAATCTATGGCCTTCCTTACCAGGGTAAGAGACGGGGCAGGGCTGGATGCGCTGTTTGACAGCGAAGAAGGTGAATAAACATGGGTAAATACATCCGTACAGAGGACTGGATGAATGCAGCCAAGAATAAAGAATTTGCCGAATACATGAAGCGGGCTAGAAAAAGGCTTGACGAAGGTGAAGTTGCCACGACCACGGAAGTAAAAAAGATTTATAGAAGGGCTGCCAAGCAGATAGCGGACGAAATATCTAAAGCTACACCGGGCACGCTGCGGTATGCGCATCTTGAACAAATGCACAAGATTTTAAACGAGGCAGCAAGACAGCTTAATGACGATCTGCTTAAAGCTATAAACAAAGGGATATACATTGCCGTTAAGGCATCTACCGATGCAGCGCAGCAGACGTTTATTGGTCTGACAAAAGGAGTATGGAATGAACCGGAAGTTAAGTGGATGTTTGAAACGATAAACGAAAGGGCGGTCATGGCACTTTTAGCTCGTACGGGTCCAGATGGATTGAAGTTATCTGATAGGGTGTGGAGAATAAGTCAGAGGGCTAGGAACGCACTCAAGGTTATTGTTGAAGACGGTGTGGTAAGAGGGTTGGATGCAAGGAAGATGGCCCGGCAGGTGCAAAAGTACCTGCAGCCAGGGGTATGGACTTCACTTAAGGAGGAGACAAGGAAAAGGCTTGGTGTGTCCAAAGACGTCAGCATGGAAGCGATGCGGTTGGCCGTTACCGAGATGCACAATGCTTTCCACGAAGGAACACGCATGGCATGGAATTCAGTGCCCGGGGTACAGGGCTATTATTGGCGGTTATCCAACTGGCATCCTATAACGGATATATGTGATGATTATGCGTCATACAATGGTAGTGGTTTTTGGCCAAAGGATCAGGTGCCAATAAAGCCACATCCATGGTGCAGGTGCTATCTCATACCCGCAGTAGAGGAAGCCGACAGGTTTGTAGAGAGGCTGCGGGAGTGGATCCACAAACCGGAGTTGCACCCGGATATTGAGCAGTGGTACAATGAAGTTAGACCATTTATCCAACGGCCTATATTAGTGGAAGCTGTTCAAATCAAAAAACTATCGTTGAACCAAATTTTGAAGGAAAAAGAGACAGAAATTGCCGAATTAGAGTATGAGCGGGCGTATGTGTTCGATAAGCAGGGGAACATACTTTTTACCAAAGATGGAAGCCGGAATGAAGTTAGCTTTACAGGTGATGAACTCGCTTTGATAAGAGGCAGGGATGCGGTGTTTACGCACAACCATCCTACTTATGGCGGGTCGTTTTCGTTGGAGGATGTTTATTTTGCCATGAAGAATGACCTGGCTGAGATGAGAGCTGTAGGTAAAAAGTATGTGCATTCCATGAAAAGACNTGCTGAGGGATGGCCGGCTGTTAAAGAATTGATTGATGAATACGATCGAGCTAATAAGGAAGTTCAAGCAGAATTTTGGAAAAAAATATATGCAGGACAAATGACTCCGGAGGAAGCCGAAAGGGAACATTGGCATGAAGTTTGGACACGTGTGGCACGCAGATTAAATCTACTCTACAAAAGAGAGGTGAGGAAGGGTGCCGGAAACTAAGGATGGCGGCTGGATTTTGGATGATAGAGAGGTTAACTATCCCAGGTACGGAAAACAATGCGTAAGATGTAAGTACTGGATGGGGATTGCAGAGGATTTTATAGGTTCATCCTGCAAAGCTTTTAAGCGGATCCCCAGGGAAATCCTTGAGGGGAAACATGACCACAGGCTGCCGTTTCCTGGAGATAACGGAATACGGTTTGAGCCAATCGATGAGGAGGAAGGCAGGGATGAGAAAAATACCGGCTGATGTACTGCCAAAGGGGATGAAGTCATTGGAGCCAGCATTAGAACCACAGGAACAGGAGCAAAAATACATCACTTTGGCAGAAGCAAACTATGTCGCCGATATCAGAAAAGCGATATCAGAGCTACCTTATAACATCGAGATTCAGGAGCTGGTAGTAACGGAAGGCAGAAATTCTCCACCTGTTATCCAGCTTGTAATGACAATCAAATAACGGCTGACAAAAAACCGTTGGTATTTAAAGCCAGCGGTTTTTTTATTGCAAAATTGGTTCAAAGGAGGTGAAAAGTGAATGGCATTAAAGATAGCATCGGTAAAGAACAGGGTCAGCGAAAAAGCATGGGGTGATGTTGATAAATCGGCTATCTGGAGAAGGCTCAAGGAAGCGCTGCAGAATGATGAAGCAGGGGCTAAAGAAGCGGTCAGGGAAATGTACGCAGTAGTGAAAGCGGCCGTAAACGCAGATTTGACGCAAGCAGACTGCTGGGGTCCACATCACGAAATTATAGACGACACGCTTGTCTTGAACAGAAATGGCCTGTTTGCGGCGGCGCAGGCTTTAGTAGGAGCAAGAGCAGAGCCCGATCTGACGCCGGAACAAAAGAGAAGTGCAGCCAGACATATCCTCAGGCATTACAGGGAGCTCGGTCTGGAAGCTCCGGAGAGCATACGGAGCCTGGCTGGCGAAAGGTCGCTGGAAGGCGAGATGATAAGGCTCGAAGCAGCGGTCGCAGGCGAGATGAGTGTGGAGGAGGTTCCGGCCAGCGCCGCAATAGATGTCCAAGCGCTGAAAGAGGGAGACAGCGAACCTCTTGAGGTAGTGGTCGAGATCCCGGCGGGCAGGAGCAAAAGAGGCTGGCTGTATACGCCACAGGCATTGAAACGCATAGTTGATGTGGTCATGGAACAGGGATTGCCGGGCTTCTTGGGCCACCAGAAGCCGGAGGATGTGGACCATCAATTCCCGCAGCCTGTAACCCATTGGGTGGGCGGCAAGATGGTCGGAGACAAGGCATATATCCGGGGAGTGGTGGATCCAGCAGCAAAGGACCTAAAGCGGTGGATTAAGTCCAGAGCTGTAAGAACGGTAAGCATTTACGGGATCCCAAAATTGGAGCATGTAAGGGGTGAAACAAGGGTTGTAGATTTTCAGCCGTTGTCCATTGACTGGACACCGCTCGGCAGGGCGGGTATGGACACCAGGGTTGTGGCTGTGGGTGAGATGGACACAATTATCACAAAAGGAGGGGACAAGATGGGCATAAAGGAAGCTTTGGAAGTTATTAAGCAGGCTGTCATTGACGGCAGTGTGACAGCAAAAAACATTGTGGGTGAAATAGGGATAAGTACGGCCGAGATCCTCGAGGCCGCAGGAATTACCGACTATGACAGAACGAAGAAGATAGTCGGCGAAATAGCTCAGGTACTCAACGTGGAAGCAGACAAAGTCATCGACGAAGTCAAGAAGCTCAAAGAAGTAGCTGACAAATACGTAAAGCTAGAACACGAGCAAAGAGTTGATAAGGTAATTGGTGAAATGGTCCAGGAAGGCGAGGAGGCCAGAAAAGTTATTAGACGTTTCCTTGAGGGCAAAGTCGAGGTTGGAGTTTCCGAGGAAGACATCAAGAAGGCAGTCGGTGAACTCATGGAGCATGACGACGTTGTCAAGCGGGTCCTTAAGGCCTTTTATAATGAGCCGTACCTGCAGACAAGGCTGGCCAGAGATATGCAGTCCGGCCTTGTAACCAGAAAAGTGAGAATCTAAAAAGGAGGGGTAAAGAATGGCAAGGCAGATAAGCAAAGGGAGAAGTGTCAAGCTGACTGTGCCTGCTGGGTTTGGGCCGGTGGAGGCAAATAAGTTTTATGAAATTTCCGGCTTTTTCGGCATGGCTGTCGATAATGCCCAAGAGGGCGAACAGGTGGTCTTGCTTATAGAGCAGGCCGAATATGAAACCAGTCAAATAGATACTGCTGCAACGTTCAATCCAGGAGATAAGCTGTACTGGAATGCAGCAAGTAAGGTGTTTACAACCACTGATGGCGGAGGGTTCAGAGTGGTTGGTATTGTAACACAGGGCAAAGACGCCAACGGTGTAATATGGTTCATTTTAGGACCACAAGTTTAAAGGAGGGGTGAGTGATGAGCTACAAAGTTTACAGCTTAGAAATGCTTAAAGAGGAAAGAAGAAAACGAACTATCGAGGAAAAGATTCCGTATATTGGACCAGATGGTAAGGAGAATTTTGTTACCAAGAAAATCGTAAACGGCGAGATGGAGGTTTTTGAACTTGACCGGCCTATCGGCGAAATGATAACTACTGCAAGCGGGCTGGCAGCAGTCGTCCAGAAGACCGTCATCGATCTGGAGCTTGGCAGGGAGCAGGTGCCGCTTTTATACAAGCCTATATACAGAACAGTTGAGAACAGGAATTTTACCAGGCATGTAGATATAAGGCCGTTTATAGGTGCAAGGGTGGTGTTCCTGGAGCACATGGAGCTTGAGGAAGTCAAGATGGGTGATATGTATGTTGGTCCGTCTTCCACGGTACCCATCGTAACCTATGCGGCCGGTTTTGAATGGACAGAGGATACGGTCATGTACAGTGAGGACTGGAGCATGACGGAACTCTCCAGGGCGATGGGCGAAGCATACAACGCACTACTGAATCACATACACCTGTATCCGATTATCTCTTACAATTATCCCGCCAAGAACAAGACGGCCGCATCCACCGAGGGGACAACATACATCGAAAAGCTGCGCAATACCATCAAGCAGGGCTTAATCGATGCAGCAAGCGACAGGAATACCGAAACCAGAATGGCCAGAAAACCCACCGTGCTGCTTGCTCATCCGTCCAGGCAGTGGGACATCGAGGAAGCACTCCAGAGGATGCAGATAGGCGGGACTATATATAACCCAATCACACAGATAAATTCGCTGATATTTTATGATGGGTACAGGGTCCAGGTTGGAGAAAAGACCTATGAATATCCGGGCGTGGATCCTAACAAGGCATATCTTATTGACCCGCAGAAGTATTTTGTCGAGCTCGTCAAGCACGACTTGATTGTCGACGCTGCGGGTGCTGATCTCAAGCGGCTGGTCGAGGGCGCCATCGTGGGAAGAGCAAGGAGAGGCGTTGTGGCAGCTCCGGAAAACGCCGTGCAGGAAATTACTCTGCCATAAAAGCGGTGATTCGAGATGAGGTGTATAGACTGTAAGTGGTACCCGTGGGTTCCGGAAGCGGACCCAACCATGCTTCCGGCCCACCGGTGCCATCCTTCTCTTCCTTTCAAGAGATGGACGCCGTATTCAGCCGAGCAGGACAGGGACTGTGCGTTTTTTGTGCCGGTCCAGAAAGTCGAAATGAAACCGGAGGCTAAAGAAGAGAGGTCCACCACAAAAAAGAAAAAGGGCGGTGGGAGTAAATGATTGTAACTGATGCAATTGTAACTCTGCTTCGCACGATGATTGATGAGGTTATACCGGAGGGCGGAACAGACAAAGATACACGCTTTACCAACGATTTTTTGACGCAGGTGCTGACTGAAGCAAGCAGTTTGGAGGAAGCGGCGGCTCTGCTCTGGGAGATGAAGGCAGCCAGGGCTTTTAGTGAAAGAGGTGGTATAGAGGAGACTAAGGCGGGAGACGAAAGCATAAAATACGTTTCACTGGCCGAGTACAGAGATCACTGCGAAAGAATGGCCGACCACTACTGGAAGAAGGCCGGGAAATATGGCTCAAAGCTGTTCAGTATAGAGCCACCGGAGGTGGGAGGTCTTAAAGAGGTGGAGTGCTGATGGTGCTTGATGCGTTAAGACAGGCTCATTTGAGGCTTATTGACGAGGCACCGATTGAAATAATGCTTACAAGGCCCGTGAGAGAAGAAGATGGGGCTGGTGGATATATAGAACTAGCCCCTGAAGTAATAGGCCCCATAAAGGTCCGCATAGTACCGGACACAAGGGCTGTGAGCGCAAGATACTCGGAAGCTGGTGAAGTGTTTAAAAGACGCTGGCTTATACTTGCACCACACGATGCGGATGTAAGGCGTAAAGACAGGCTGGAGTATGAGGATACCGAGCTGGAGATTACGCGGGTTATAAAACGTTGGTACAGGGGTGAGGTGTACGCAGTCCAGTGCGAAGCAGAGGAGGTGTCGTAATTGCCAGGCGCAAAAGAAGTGAAAAAGAACGCAGAAAAGTGGGTGGACCGGAAGATTGTAGCCAGTCTTGCTCTTGCTGCAAACTGGGCGGCACGGATGGAGGCTCATATGAAGACTAAAGCCCCGTGGCAGGACAGGACCGGCAACGCACGAGCCGGACTGTTCGCAAAGCCGGGTACTGATGGAGACGATATCGTAATCATATTGGGGCATTCGGTGGATTACGGCGTATATCTGGAGCTGGCACACGGTAGGAAATACGCAATACTGGAGCCCACAGCCCGGACCTATGCAAGGGATATAATCAGGAGCTTTCAGGATCTTTGGAAAGAGTGATGGCCATGATAAGAAGTGCCTTTATTCATTTTTTGAAAGAAAACATAAGCGAGGTAGGAGGAAGGGTATATCAGGCCTATCTGGCACCTAAACAGGCAAAAAGACCTTACCTGGCTGTGCGTATGGGAGAAACTATCGAGTCCGGAACCATTAGCTTTGGAGGCACGGCACAGATTGAGGTATTTGTCTATGACGATATAGGCGGGTTCTTTTTGAATGTGGACCGCATAAGTGACAAAATTGTTGCGCTGCTTAACGGAGCATATATCACGGATCCGGAAGATGGTAAGACTTACTATATCGAGTGGAATCCGACAACAAACGACATAATCGAGGAAGACAGGAATTTAATCGGGCGCTTATTACGTTTTAGAACAGCAATATTATGCGAAAGGAGGGCTTAATTTATGGCTGCTACTCAAGTTAAAAAAGGGTATTTGAGGGGTGTAAGAGGGCTTGTTTTAATTCCGCTAAACCCGGACGGGAGCGATATGACGACTCCAACAAGGCATCCGATTAAAACTCCGCAGGCTATTGAGCTTGAAATGGAGGTTTTAGAAGGTGAGAGCTTTGAACTTCGGGGTGGAGACAGACCGCTGTTGAGAGGCGAGGAGCCAGACACCACGGTGGGTGTAAACTTAACTATTACGGATGCAAGGTTTGACCTGGCAGCTGTGCAGTATATCGCTGGAGGGACACTAATTACCCAGACTAGTGAGACAGGCGAAGAGATAGTCGGGTGGGAGGCTCCAACCATAGAACAGCAGACCGAGCTGAGACCGTTTGCGCTAGAAGTGTATGTGGCGAATTACGACGAAAAAGGAGGCGTGGATGGATTCATCAAATATGAATTCCCATACTGCATAGGCAGAGCACCAGCGATATCTCATTCGGATAGGGAATGGGGCACTCCGGAATTTGAGATAAGGGCAAGGCAAAACCCCGCAAAAGGCGGTGGTCCGTGGAAAGTTGAGTTTGTGGATACTCTGCCGACAGAACTACAGTAAGGGGTGATTGTGTATGGATGAGAAGGTAATAACGCTTGAGGAAATAAGAGAAAGAGCAAAGGGAACCGTTATACAGATCCCGGACTGGGACAACAAGGGAATGATAAATGTAAGGGTAAGGATGGTTGATGTAACCGGCAAATTGCTAACAGCGGGTGTACTGCCCAATAACCTGAAGGTTGAGGTGGCAAAAGCATTTGAGGGAGAAGCAAAGATCGATGCCAGCAAGATAGATGTGGATCTAAACAAGATAATCCCGCTGCTTGATGCGATAGTAGCAGAGGCTTTGGTAGATCCACCATACGAGGAAGTACAAAGTATTTTGCCGCTCACGCTTAATCAGAAGCTGGCTATTTTTAACCACGTGATGGGCGAGGCTAAGCAATTGGCACCGTTTCGTGCGTAATATCGACGCTTTCGCAGATCTGGTAATCACGGCCAGNACGTTNGGNGTCAGGCCGTCTTCTTTTTTGTCCGGAATATCGGGGCTGACCGCATATATGTTCGATTCGGCAGCTGCGCTTTTGCTCCATTATCTGGAGGAAGGCAAGAAACCGGTAACAGAAGTGGAGGACGCACGGATCCTGTTAGGAATGCCCCTCATGAAGAAACCAAAAGAGGGAAGGAGGTGAGGTCATTTGGCTGAAAATCTCGGGTCCATATATGCGGAGGTACGGCTTAAGCTCGCTGACCTGCAGAATGACCTCACCGAGCTGTCGGTAAAACTGGCAACGGCTGAAAAGGAGATCGAGCAGGCCGCTGTACGGCTGGGGAAAAAGATCCAAAACAATATGTCCAGCGCTTTCGAGAAAATGTCAAAGCAGCTGGAAAATGCCGGGGAAAAAATAAAGAACGTCGGCGACAACATCTCCAAAATCGGCGATTTTATGACTGCCACCATCACGGCACCGCTGGCTGCTATAGGCGGGTTGTCGTTCAAGGCCGCAATGGAATTTGAATCGGCCTTTGCGGGGGTCCGGAAAACGGTCGATGCCACAGAAGAACAGCTGGCCGAGCTGAATAAGGGTATCCGGAATATGGCGAAGCGGATGCCTGCGGCGGCCAAAGATATTGCGGCTGTTGCCGAGGCGGCCGGTCAGCTGGGTATCCAGACCGAGAACATCCTGTCCTTCGCTGAAACCATGATCAACCTGGGTGTGTCCACAAACCTGTCGGCAGAGCAGGCAGCAACAGCGCTGGCCAGATTTGCAAACATNACACAGATGTCGCANAAANATTTNGANANGCTNGGGTCCACNATAGTGGCNCTGGGCAACAACNTGGCCACAACTGAAGCGGAAATTGTAGAGATGGCCATGAGGCTGGCNGGTGCAGGCCANCAGGTGGGCTTAACTGAAGCGCAGATAATGTCTTTTGCGGCAGCGCTGTCATCGGTAGGGATTGCAGCCGAGGCGGGCGGCTCGGCTTTTTCAAAAGTGATGATAGACATGGCCACGGCTGTGGCAACCGGAAGTGAGGAGCTAAGGCTGTTCGCACAGGTAGCCGGGATGTCGGTCCAGGATTTTAAAAAGGCCTTCGAGCAGGATGCAGCCACGGCCATCATCGCTTTTATTGAGGGCCTGGACCGGATGAGTAAGTCCGGCGAAAACGTGTTCCAGGTTCTTGAAGACCTNGGGTTGAGCGAGATTCGGGTCCGGGACGCTCTTTTGAGGGCTTCCGGTGCCGGGGACCTGTTTCGGCAGTCCTTGGA